TGAAGAATATCACTGGAAGCCCAGTGTATTGTTGATCCGCGAAGTCATGCGGCGTGAGTTGGGATTCGTCACACGCTACCAAGAATATTCGCAAACGCACGGTACAAAAGAAGCCGTCTTCCTTGACTTCTACGATGATGCAATGGAAACCCTGTTTAGATTGAAGTATCTATGATAGTCAGTGACCTTTTCAAAATCCGTGACGTCGACTACCATGAGTTTCAGTGGAGTGTGACTTGGGAAGGGTATGGCGCTGTTGGCAGAACTGATTCAAAGGCATTGGAAAAAATGTGGGCCGCTGCTTGGGATACTGGTGCTTGGACAGTGGCCTTTACGGGCGGCACAAGAGATCAAATAGCCATATACAAACGATCAACAGTGGAGCAACATCAGCTTTCGCCTAGGTTCTATCTTGATCACGTAATACCCCTAACTGGTGTTGCGTTTGAGACCAGAGCGCAAGCAGAACAGTTTGTCTATACTATGGAGCAACAGATCATTCTTTCAGTATTAAAGAGAGACTACGCAGATGAGTGATGACGTATTTGCTGAATGGAAAAACAACAAGTTCACAATAGTAGAAGCGGCTTTGATTGAAGTTGCTAATGCCAATTTGATCGTACTCACAGACATAGAATACTGGAACGACCACTTTGATGAACTAACTGAATGGTGTAAGGAATTTGATGCAGAAGTACGCGGTATGACAGTTACTTGTGATGACACAACATTGACAGCTTTTTGTTTAAGGTGGTAAAAAATGGCAACTAACATTAAAATTGCAAATCCCGGCGATCAAACTCTAATCGAGATTGAAAAATGGTTACGAGACAACGTGGGCTTGGGTAGTCACCGCACAATCAAAAATGGCTTTATGGGCATGGATGATTGGTTCTACTACGAGGACTGGCCCGAGTGGTCTGAAGATGGCGAAGAGTTGGAAGATGAAGATGACGAGACCGAAGCCGACTTGATATTCACATTCCGACGTGGTGCCGACGCCACCATGTTTGCCTTAAAATGGACAACGACGATAGCTTGAAAAATCTCTACGCCACACCAGAAGATCGTATGGATACAATTCTGGATCGTAGCCACGTGACGTTTTGGCGCTGTCTGCGCAGAGCCAAACCAGCAAACATCACTGACCCATATGAAATTGCAAAATATGTGTTGGATGAATTTGGGGTAGAGCTTGCTGTCACCATTGGTGAATTTGGTGGTATTGGATATGCGCCCGAAGCCCAAATTGTAGATGAGCAGAAATATTTACTATTTTTGCTTAAATATCAAAGTTGACACATAAACAAAAATCTGCTATAATACACTATGAAAGTTTCTATCGGCCCCTACAAAGATTGGTTTGGTCCTTACCAAATTGCTGATGCTGTATTCTTTTGGCTGGAAAAATATCCCGAAGAAGATGCAGCAGAAACACGCATCTACAAACTACACGATTGGTTAGGCGAGTTTTTGGCTGGAAAAAACAACAGTTCGTGGTTGGCAAAATTTTGTGAATGGATACACAAAAAGCAGCAGCGCAAGGTTAAGGTCAAACTTGATTACTACGATCACTGGAATGCTGGACATACCATGGCCCTGATCATCTTGCCCTTGTTGAAAAAGCTCAAAGAAACCAAACACGGCAGTCCAGAAGTAGACTTGTCTGATGTGCCAGAAACACTGTGGCCAAAGCAAATGGCCAGTGCCAGCAACAACTATACCGATGACACAGTACACGAGCGTTGGAGTTGGGTACTAGACGAACTCATTTGGACTTTTGAACAAGAAGTAGACGATGACGCAGAGGCAAAATTCTTTGATCACAGTGCTGCCAGTGACCCCAACGATGACCTGATGCAGCAAGTTGAAAAAATTAAAGTAGATCAAGAAGGACTTGATGCTTGGCGAGAACGCAAAAATAACGGATTTAGACTTTTTGGTAAATATTACTCTGGCCTCTGGGATTAGTCCCATAAATCTTGATACGAGACTAAATATGTGTATGAAACCTTATACATATATCATCGGCTGGTCCAAACACAATAAGTTTTATTACGGAGCGAGGTGGTCTAAAGACTGTGATCCAACAGACTTGTGGAAAACTTACTTTACTTCTTCAAAGCACGTGGAAAAATTTCGCAAACAGTGCGGGGAACCAGATATAGTTCAGGTCAGAAAAATCTTCACAGATGCTGATAAATGTAGATTATATGAACAAAAGACTCTGCGAAGATTGAACGTCCTGCGTGAAGATAAATGGCTGAACAAAAATATAAACGGAAGATTTCTTCCTTTTGGACCACAGTCAGAGGAACACAAGTTGGCAAGATCCAGAGCATTGAAAGGACATGCCAAGACATTTACTAAAGGCAAGCATTCTAAAGAATCTCTCGAAAAAATGAGATTGGCCCAATTGGGAAGACCGAAGTCCGAGGAACACAAACTGGCGATGAGAAGTCGTCCACAAGATACAACTACTCTAACTTGTCCACATTGTAGTGAATCTGGCGATTATAAAAATATGAAGCGGTGGCACATGGATAGGTGTAAGCATAACCCAGAAAGAAAAAATGATCTTGAAAAAATGGTTACCTGCGAACATTGTGGGCATATCGCTAAACAGAGCCCAAACTTCTATAGAAATCATAATAAACATTGCAAATCCAAAGTTTGACAAAATAAAAGATTTATGTTACAATAACAAATAAAGGATTATTATGCGTGTATCAGTAATCAGTGACCTACATCTTGACTTTGCAGACTTGACTCTGCCGGGCGGCGATGTACTGATCTTGAGCGGCGACTTGTGTGAAGCCAAAAGTATCAAAAAGGACTTGTACAAGACTCCTGAATTCATGGCCGCACATCCAGACATGAAACAGATACTGGTAGAGGGAGGTCGTGATGATCGTAGGATTGATCGTTACTATCGCTTTCTGGAAGAAGAATGTGGCAAGTATCGTGAAGTCATCTATGTGTTTGGCAATCACGAACACTATGGATCCACTTATCACAAGACCTTTGAGCACGTTCGCGCACAGTTGCCCAGCAACATCCACTTGCTTGAAAACGAAACATTTGAACTTGATGGGGTGTTGTTCTTGGGTGCTACTCTGTGGACTGATATGAACAATATGGATCAGTTGACCATGTACCATATGAAGGGTATGATGAACGACTACCGTCAGATCACTATGCTCAACGAAGCCAAACAGGTCTATCACAAGCTGACTCCAGAATACACTGTAGAACAACATGCCAAGACCAAGCAATACTTTACTCACGTTCTGAGCGAAAATCGTCAGAGTGCAAATCCAAAGCCAGTTGTGGTTGTGACTCATCACGCTCCCAGCAAGCTGAGTACACATCCACGCTATGCTGACGACACAATCATGAACGGTGCATACAGTAGCGACTTGAGCGAGTTTATTCTTGATAATCCAGAAATCAAATTCTGGACACATGGACATACACACGAACCATTCCGTTACAAGATTGGTGAGTGTGAGGTCATTTGTAACCCCAGAGGTTATAAATTGTATGAGCAACGAGCAGAAGTTTTTGATCCAACTGAAGGTTTTGACATTTAAGGAGTATGTATGCAAGACTTAATCGATTTTTGTATGTGGATTTTTAGTTTGGTTTGTTGGGGCTTGATGTGGTATTACATCGTCAAGGCACTGAGTGCTTTGTGGGAGATCCGCAGCATCTACCAAGAGGCCAAAGAAGTCGAAGCAAGCATACACGAACGATTAGAAAAGTTCGTGCATTCTGTTAAACCAGAAAAACATGCTGATATCCATTATTGGTTTGATAGTGAGACTGACAGTTTCTTGGCTCAGGGCAAAGACCTGAATGAGATTCGTACACATCTGAAACAACGATTCTCAGAGGATATTTTCATGGTCAACGAACAGTTACTCTTGGTCGGCCCTGAATTCGAACCCTTGGATATCAGCAACAAGACTGCAAACGATGTTGGTAAATACATTGCTGACAACGTAGTACCAAAAATGATACCACGACACTTACGCAATGACTGAGCAACAAGTAACCCAAAAACTCACAGAATGGATGCAGAGCTTTGTAGAAGTTCCGCACCCAGCACTGGGCAACTTTGCCCCTTGTCCCTATGCACGTGCCGCAAGAATCAATAAACAAATTAACGTTAAGTTCTGTACAGTACCAGAATTTATGACAGTGGTTAGGGAAAGCATCGACACTCTGACAACCAAAGAAGTTGTAGTGGTTGCATTTGATCATCATGGCATTGATCCAGTCACACTACAAGAATGGGTCGGCGAAACAAATCGTATGCTTATGCCAATGGATTATGTTATACTAGAAGATCACCCCGACGCCCCTGAATATGTCAATGGCATTAAGATGAACTTTGGCTACTGCGGATTACTTGTTATACAAAGTCTCAGCAAGTTAAATACAGCAGCAGATCAACTGCGAGCCAAGGGCTATTATAGTCATTGGAATAACAGAGAACTAGATCAAGTAGTCACGTGGCGTTACGATGAAGTATTGTCGAATAAACCTATCCAAAACTAATTACAGACCATTAGACAATTTCATTATGTTTATCAAACCCCCTGTGGGCGATTTGCAATCTATCTATAAGAAATACTGCAAATATAAAAACTTTGAAAGCGTGATGCCAATCTTTGACAGTCAGTTTGAAGACCACAAAACTGATGTGTTTGGATATTTGGATACACAAAAAAGATTGGTAGCATTCAGTATGGTTCGTAGACACGATGACTACAACGCCGAATCAATGCAGTTTGCATGGGACTATGCTGACACTAAATTACGATTGGGTATAAGAAGTCTAGAGCACGAGTGCGCCGTTTACAAGAATTGGGGCTACAGATATCTGTATCTGGGTGAGGCTGCTGAGTACAAGAAAGAGTTGCTTGGCTACGAGGAATTAACGAATGTATAGTGTGCATCAACATTGGGACCCACTAAAAGTATGTGCAGTGGGCAAATCATATCCGCCCGAGTTCTATAGTTTTATTGCAAACTCACGTGTTCGTACAGTTATGGAACGAATTGCACAAGAGACAGAAGAAGATTATCAACAGCTAATAAAATTACTAGGGTCATTTGGGGTAGAAATACTGCGACCAGATATTGCCGACAGCATAGATTATTACTGGGAAAACGACAGATATGCTGCCCCTCCCATGACACCCAGAGATTATTCGGCATCTATTGGTAACAGATTTTATTTTACTGACAGCAATATGCCCAAGCAGAAATGGGACGTTTGGCGTGGATCTAGCTGGCCAGAAAATCCACCGCAGACTATGCGGCAATATAACGAACTACCACAGTTCATCAAAGATGAAATAACACAATTGTCTGGTATCACAAAACCCGAGTTTAGATTTGGATGGAGCAATATCATCAAGCACGTAGCAGATCAGGGCAATGAGTTGATATTGAATGAATACATAAACACTGCCAGTACTACCAGGATCGGCAAAGATTTGTATTTTGGGACTGACAACTACACAGATGATGTTGTTGCTCTGAAACAAAGATATAGCAGTATGTTTTCAGAATATAGATGCCACGTTGTAAACACTGGTGGGCATAGTGACGGTACGTTTTGTCCCGTAGTACCTGGACTGATTGTTAGTTTGAATGATGTTCCAACTTACGCAGACACATTCCCAGATTGGGAAGTTGTTTATTTGCCCGGACAAAGTTGGAGTAAGGTCAGGCAGTTTTTACAACTTAAACAAAAGAACAAGGGCAAATGGTGGGTGCCTGGTGAAGAACTCAATGATGAGTTTACTGACTTTGTAGAGGGTTGGCTTAATCACTGGGTCGGTTATGTAGAAGAAACGGTATTTGATGTGAATATGCTAGTCATTAATGAAAAGAATGTTGTTTGCAACAGTTATAATGAACAGGTCTTTGCAGCACTGTCACGCTATGGGGTAACACCACATATTTGTAATTTTAGACACAGATACTTTTGGGACGGAGGATTGCACTGTATTACCAGTGACCTAGATCGTGAAGGTACTCAACAAGATTATTTCCCTGAAAGAGGTTAAAATGGATATCTATCACGTTTGGTGCGATAAAAAGGGCACTATCTCAGACGCAGTTTGGGTTGACAATATGAAATCGTTCTTGGATCATCTTAAGAACGAGGGCAAGATGGTGAGCTATAGAATCACACGTTGTAAAATGGGATTCCGTAGCATAGACAATCTGCCCGAATGGCACATTATGATGGAATTCAAAAATATGACACAGCTAGAAGCAGCATTTCAGCGTGTCGCACCTCTAGAAGGTGAGCTGGAAACTAAACACAAAAGTTTTAATCAGTTTGCTGAAAACCTACAACATGCGTATTACAGAGACTGGCCAGATCAGTTTGACAGCAACTAAAATAGGCTGTATAATATAGCAACTTTGGGAGTTTTCAATGAGTATGCATATGGCACATCCTGCACTGACTACTGGCGGCAAACGCCGTGGCAAGGTCAAGTTTCGCAATGCTGACGAGGCACACCGTGCTCGTGCGCTTGAGGCAGAATGGCGTGAGTTGCAGAAAAAGTGGGGTGTTGATGCTGACGAGAAAAAGCGCAAACGAGCACTAGAGGCTGCTCCATTGACTTACAAACTCACAGCCCCTGTTGGTCGTGGCAACACGAATCACATTCCCAGTAAAGTAACAGAAGGTGGCAGTACTGCCGCTGTGACCAAAGTCTACACAGGTACCAAAGTCAAGGGCATTGCTACAATGCACAAGTCAAATGCTGTGCCAGTGTTCTCGGATGAGGAGGCTGTGGAAATCAGCCGTATGCGCCGTGGCTGAGCGTTATCATTATTACTGCGTCACTAAGGGCAATGAGGTTCGGCATCTTACCTCAAACGATCATCCACGCAATACAAGTTGGTTCTATGCAAACTATGACATAGTTTGGTGTCAAGGTCCCCGGGGCGGAGTACGCTTGGTACACTATAACTGGTCAAAGTTACCCAACTGGTTCCGCAAGTACGGTTACATAACCCGAGACAAAAAAGCCATGCAGGAGTTTGCGTGGGCCAAATTACAAGCAAAGGATATCAATTGAAAATAGTATTAGCAACAGGGGGCTTTGATCCCTTACACAGTGGACACATTGAGTATTTTAGAGCAGCACGAGCCTTAGGCGATCGGCTAATCGTTGGAGTCAACAGTGATGTTTGGCTTGAGCGCAAGAAGGGTCGTGCATTTATGCCGTTTGCTGAACGCAGAGCCATTGTGGGCAGTCTTAAAGATGTTGACGCTACCATCTTGTTTGATGATGCCGACGGTTCCGCTCGGGATGCTATTATTCAAGTAAAGCAGGGCTACCCCGATGCCACTGTAATATTTGCCAATGGTGGTGATCGTACTGCCAACAACATCCCTGAAATGTCAGTAGAGGGTGTAGAGTTTGTATTCGGGGTTGGTGGCGAAAACAAAATGAACAGTAGTAGTTGGATTCTTGAAGAATGGAAAGCACCAAAAACAGAACGACCCTGGGGCTATTACAGAGTCTTACACGAAGTACCCGGCACAAAAGTCAAAGAACTTACCATTATGCCCGGGCAAAAACTCAGTATGCAACGGCATCGAAATCGTTCAGAACAGTGGCACATTACAAGCGGGCGTTGTGTTGTGAACGAACAGGGCAACAGCGGTTATGCTTTTCCGTCCCGTGAACTGCAAATACACAGTATGTATTCTGTCCCCAATTTGGGCTGGCATCAACTGACTAATCCTTTTGATGTACCCTGCACACTTGTCGAAATACAGTTCGGCACAAGTTGTACAGAGGAAGACATTGAACGCCGATAAATAATTTTTTAGGAGTTAGAGCCAAAGTGGCTAAGGAAGATTTGATTAAACTATCGGGCAAAATTGAAGAAGTTTTACCCAACGCTATGTTCAGAGTGGTACTAGAAAACAACCACAAGATTATTGCTACTATTGGTGGCAAACTCAGACAGCATAATATACGCATATTATTAGGAGACACAGTTGACGTTGAAATGTCACCATATGACATGAACCGTGGACGGGTAGTGTATCGTAATAAATAACAGATGCGTATAAATGAAATCATAACAGAAAGCCTAGACGAAGAAACGGTCGACGAGTGGAGCGATACAGACGAAGGTATTGTTAAAGCACTTAAGAAAAAAGGTTACAAATATCTAGGATCGGGTGTTGATCAAACGGCTTTTATTGAGCCCGGCACTGGATTTGTACTAAAGATTTTTGGAACACAGGGCAAAAAGGGATTTAGTCGTGACCATAAAATGTTCTTTGTATGGGCTGACTTTTGCAGCAAGCATCAAGACAATCCCTACTTGCCAAGAATTTACGCACACGAATCATTTTTTTGGCAAGACCCTGAAACTAAAAAGCAACATCGCTATTTGATGATACGCACTGAGCAGTTGTACAAAGCTGGAAAAATAGGCGGCACCTTAGAGGATTTGGCTCGCGGGTTTAGTTGCGGTAATGGCTTTAAATACGCTCTTGAAAGATATCGTAATGTTACTGGTAAAAATGAACGACAACAACTATTGAACCTCTTGGGCCAAGAAGGATTTGAACGTATGACCAAAACCATTCACGAGTTGTCTCAGATTGCTCGTAAAAAGGGTTGGGGCTTGGATCTACACGGTGGTAACTTTATGTTGCGTAAGAATGGTACCCCGGTCATAAACGATCCTTGGGTCCTTGGGTAGCTTAAAATGCGTGACATAATCGAACTATTAGAAGACAAAGAAAAACTAGAGCAGACTGCATTGCCTTATGGTCGCAGCGCATTAGCTCCTGTACTGTCAAAATCAAACATAGATAATCACTATGGAAAACTCTACAAGGGCTATGTAGACAGATTCAACAAAGGTGAGGGTGATGCTGCATTTAACAGAGCCGGGGCATATCTACACGATATCTGGTTCAGACAACTCAGAGCACCCAAGAACGCAAACGCACCTTATGACGCAAGTTTGGCCCTGATCAACAGACACTTTGGCTCGTTCATTGACTTTAAGAAAGACATGAAAGAAGAAGCCATGAAGATTCAGGGTTCGGGCTGGATCTATCTGACACGCAGTGGCAAAATCTCAGTCATCAAAAATCACACAATCCGCCACGATATCGCACTGTTAATTGACTGGTGGGAACACAGCTGGGCACTTGATTATGGCTCGGACAAGAAGAAATACTACGACAATATCTGGCGCTGCATCAACTGGGAATTCGTGAATCGTCGTATATACAGCGGTAAATAAATACTCTATTAGGACACGAATATGAGTATCAACTTTGGTAACGTAAATATCGGCACAACAGCAGGGGATGGCAGCGGTGATCCACTACGAGTTGCCTTTAACAAAATCAACTTAAACTTTGCTAATATTGCTACTGGACAACTAGGCGCTGGCAATGTAGCATACACCGCAGCAAACATCAGCAACTGGAATGGAGCTCCTGCAACAGTGAGTTCCGCACTTGATCAAATCGCAGCCAGACTAAAAGCAGCAGGATTCTAAACCCCAAATAGCATAAATACTAGCAATATTTAGGCATTTGGGAATATGACTTCATCAATCTCTTTAGTTAACGTTGGAACTTCACCCAACGACGGTACTGGCGACAGTATTCGCAAAGCATTTCAAACCACAAACAATAACTGGAGCTACATAACCAGTTATACCATCACTACTGCTACAAACAACGCAGTGATTTTTGCCAATACTGGGGTACGAAAACTCGTACTTAATGGCACTGGTACATTCAGCAACGTTTGGGTTAATTTGCCAACATCAACTGCTGATGGGCAAGAATTGATACTCACAAGCATGGTCCCAATAGCCAACTGCTTTGTAAATCAAAACGGTCAATCAATCAAGTGGTTAGCAAACAATTTCAGTGCTAATGGCAATGTCACATCTCGTTTAACTTACACAACTACTAACAATACCTGGATGACATTCTAATGGCAAATCCGATTTGGCTTACTGGACAAGGACAACGTTTAGTAAATTTAGGCACAGTGACTGAGGGTTCATATTTTGAATACCCCATTGACGCCTATGATCCAAACGGGGGCAATGTTACCTACAAGTTTTTAGCCGGAGCTTTGCCTCCTGGCATTCGTATCAACCCCACTGGATTAATTCAGGGTGGCCCATACCTAAATACAGTCAGCAACGAATCTAGTTCTTACGAGTTCACAGTCAGAGCCAGCGACAGTCACGGTCTAATCTCTGACAAGTCATTCACAATGACCATTGCCAACGTGAATCCTCCAGTCATCTATCCACGAACAACTAATCTTGGACAAGTATTTGACGGGGAGTTTTATAGTCTACAATTAGAAGCAACTGAACTTAACCCCAATGCAGAGTTAACTTGGACTCTGGACAACGGAACATTGCCAGCAGGATTGGCATTGAGTTCTAGCGGATTGCTTAGTGGATATCTTGTACCTCTGGTTACGTTTGGTAACGGGGGACAACAAGGGTTTAACGCAAATCCATTCAACGAATTCTCTTACGAGAATGCTCCCTCATATCAGACAACAAACTACAAATTCACCATCAAGGTATTTGACGGGGTAAACTACGACAGTCTGACTTATCAGATCGAAGTTACTGCAAAAGACCAGTACAGCGCAGACAGCACTGTGAATAGTATCGATGATACCTACTTGACCATCGATGCCAATAATACTTACTTGCCGGTTATGACTACACCAAGTCAATCATTGCCCGAAGTGCGTAGTAACAGCAAGTTTGCATTCCAATTCCAAGGTCTGGATCCAAACGGTAATCAACTTAGCTATGCACTGAGTTTGTCCAGCAGTGGTGCTGCGGGCTTTGACGAAGGTGGTGTGCAGGGCTTTGACACAGTGGGCTTTGACCAAGAAAACTTGAGCGTACCTCCAGGTCTACAGATTGACCCAACAACAGGTTGGTTCAGTGGTACTGTTGGATCACAGAACGAAGCAGTACAAGAATACTCTTTCCAAGTCTATTGCTACGAGACAGCTTTCCCAAGTGTGGCGAGTTCTCCTGTGACTTATAATATGACCATCTTGGGTGATATTACAAATACCATCAACTGGACTACGCAGGCAAACTTGGGCATAATTGACAACGGCGCAATCAGTGAACTAGCAGTTACTGCCATAAACAATTCTGGACGTGCATTAAGCTATAGTCTGATTAGTGATGGCAGCAGTTTGCCACAAGGCCTAGAACTACAAAGCTCTGGTCTTATTGTTGGTCGTGCAGGCTTTGAGTTCTTCTCATTGGACAACGGCACAACTACCATAGATGGGGTTGTCAGTAACTTTGATAACTCATACAGTTTCAATGTACAGGCATCTGCTGTTGATGGTACATCCAGCAGTCAAAAGACCTTTACTATTCTGGTAAACAACTACAATAAGACTCCATACGAAAATATCTATGTTAAGGCGTTGCCTTCATTGGATCAACGTAACTTGTTCTTTAGTATCGTAAACAACACTGATATCTTCCCTGAAGAATTGATTTATAGACCAACAGATCCAAACTTTGGCCGTGCCAGAGATATTCGTAGTCTGTTCTTGGCTGGATTGAACCCAACGCAGGTTTCTGATTATCTTGCTGCAATGGGTACAAATACATATAACAAGCGCATTGAGTTCAGCAATATAAAAACAGCCATTGCTGTTGATGCTAAATTCAATACCAAGTATGAAGTTGTTTATATTGAACTCAAAGACGATGCAGTCTACAAAGGTTCTAGTCCATCTAACAGTAGATTAGACACAATTATCAACAAAACAACATATCCAAATAGTTTTGCAAATATGAGTAGTGTTTTACTCGATGCCACTGGTTATGCAAATGCTGGGGCTATTCCAGAATGGATGACAAGCCCACAATCAGATAAAAAGCAGTTGGGCTTTACCAGAGCCATTGTTCTAGCCTACACTGTCCCGGGAGCAAGCAAGTTAATTGCTTATCGTCTGGGCGCAAATGGCATTGCATTCAACAACATTAACTTTGTTGTAGACAGATACGATCTGGATAACTCGTACACTGCAAACTACAATACTGCAACCAAGACCTATGATTTGGGTCGTGAGACTACATTTGATAGAATCATTCGCCCAGGCACAATTGCAACCAGCGTTTCTTATGCCACTGCAGGTCTAGCATTTAATATGATTAACAATCAGACTGTTGCTCAGATTAACGCACGTGGTGGTATCGATGGAGTCACAGACTATGCCAATGGCGACACACTGTTATTCTTGCAGCAAGAAAACTATGTGGGTGAGACTGGATTATATGATGGTTGGTATTCTGGTTCTGTTATACCGGGCTATGTAGAATACATAAACAGCGCAAAATACAGTTCAGGCACCAGCGGATTCCCAGCAAACCCATTGGTGGGACAAGTAGCATTAGTTAACAACGTATATTATATGTTCAGCGTTGATTATGACAACAGTGGAAATATTCTGGACACTGTTTGGAAAGTAGCAAACTTGCGAGCCAACTTATGGACCATCAATATCAGTAGCAGCAATGTAGTTACACTAACCCCAACTACATTCTTGCGTAATGTGGGGACTGGCACAAGTGCTCAACAAGTACCATCCATGATTATGCCCAGCGACAGAGTGCAAATCAATTATGGTGAATACCATTCAGAAAGCGTAGTGTATTATAACCCAGTACTGGCTCCGGGTAACAGTGTTCCAGCATACAGCACTATACCTACATTACTTTCAGCAGCAGGATCCAATACACGATTCGACGGTTATGGCACACGTTTCATTAACAACAGAATCAAATACGAAGACCCAGAATCTGGCGACACTTGGTTGAAATTCCCCAACGAGGGTCCTTTGCTATAAATAGTTGTATAAATACAGAATACCGGAGTTTTTTCTTAAATGTCAAACATTAACCCAAATAACATCGACGGAACGTTCCCAGTTGCAGGTCAAGATAACAGCAGCCAGGGCTTTCGTGATAACTTCACAAACATTCGCAATAACTTTAGCTATGCTCAAAGTGAAATCAGCGATTTGCAAGCAAAGGCCATTACTGTCAGCGCACTGACTGGCGGAACTTTGACTAATAATATGAACTACAACCAGTTGCAATATGCTCAGTTGTTCAGCCCAAGTTATACTTACTTGAATATTGGTACTCCGACTGCTGCAACTACAGTTACTCTTGACTATAGCCAAGCTGGTGTTCAAAAGTACACTACCAACGGTAGCAATACATTGGCATTTACTAACTGGCCCGCAAGCGGTCAGTTTGGTCGTTTGATTCTTTGGGTCAACGTCACAAATACCAACCACGTCATCACGCTGCCAATCACAAGCCCGGGCGTTACTATTGGTCTAAATGAGATTGCTGGAGCAAATATAACTGCTGGCACTATCACTTTTGATCAAGTTGGTAACTGGTTCTTTGAATTTGTCACAGTTGACGGTGGTTCTAACATCACTATTAACGACCTGACTCGTAACTATGCAACACTGCGTGATCCTGGACTATATTGGAATGACGAGATTACCCCTACATTGTTGATTGGATACGGTCAAACTCAGACCGAATTCCAAACTATCTTGTCCCTAGAAACAGGGCAAGATGCAGTCAGTGCTAGAGGCAGCTATAATGCAGTTGCTGTGGGCAACTTGACTCTGGCAAACATCAACGCACCATACATTGACACTGGTGTAATGGGTGGTTATACTGTAAGCGCACTGCGCGGTAACTTGCAGACAGCTACATTAACTGCTAGTAACAGCAACGACTTCTTGGGTTACTTGAATGGTGTTACATATACTGGTAACATCAACAGCTATGGTAACTATCAGTTTACACAAGTAAGTAGTATTGGTTTCTATGCAACAGGATCAAACGTTCTTGCTGGTCTTGGCGGTAACATTGCATTATTCACGCACGCTCCTGGTACAGTGGGTAACTTGATGGTTCAGGCTGTGGGTATCGAAAACGACCAAAGCATCAAGATGTTTGGTAACGTTACTCACAGCGCAGCGTTTGTGGATCAAGGGTATCAATTCGTTGTTCCAACAACTGGCTTCTGGTCTAACATTACTCCAGGCAAATCACGTATCATCTTTAACCCAGCTGGTACTTTGGCCAACGGTGGTGTAACTTTACCAAACGTTACAGTTGACGGTACTATTGTCAGTATTCATAGTTCACAAACCATCACTGCATTCACAGCAAATACATTGCAAAGTGGTACTACGATTGTCCCAACAATCAGTACCATCGCTGCTGGTACAGGGGTAGATTACTTCTATCACGCTATAGAAAACAAATGGTATAAAATTCGCTAATCACTAGCCGAAACCACTTGACTCCTTGCTCATAGTAATATATACTAAGCAAGGAGTTTTATTTTATGCATCCCCTACTCAATGATTTAAGCAAGTTGTCTGACGATGAATTGCACAAGAAACTTGCCGAACTGAATAAACGGTTTTCGCAAGCGTATCGAATGGGCCCTTATCAAGTAATTCTACAACTACAGATGTTGATTGAAGACTACAACAACGAAGTCTCAAAACGCAATGCCAAGAAAATGCAAGAAATGCAAGAGAAGTTTGACAAAGCAGCAGAGAAGGGCGATGGCAAGGGCTTAAAAGGAATTATTGACATAGGATGAACTACGATCAATATGGCCAATGTTGGACAACTACTGATGAGTTGTTTGAAATGCTTTACAAAACACCAGACTTGGATATAGGCAAGTTCTATGTTAAGTTTGGCAGTGAAGATGCTCGTGAGATATTCAAATACAATGACAGCGTAAAAGATTTCTATGCTCCATTCCCCAAATTGCTTGTACAGCGTGAAATCAATGCCACAGTAGAAGAATTTGATGAACAGCAGCAGAGCAATTGGTATATGCCCACAGAGTATAAAGAAATGGATATTGCACAATGGGTCTTGGATCAGTGCAAGACCGATGCAGAGCTACAGCGTGTAGGCGAAGAATTGCTATTATATATTGACAGAGACCTGATTGATTTGTTAAAATATCTCAAATACTTTGTTGACACTATGAGAGCAAATAATGTCGTATGGGGATTGGGTAGGGGTAGTAGTGTAGCAAGTTATGTGCTATACTTGATCGGAGTACACAAGATTAATTCGATGTATTACGATTTAGATATACGAGAATTCTTAAAGTAAATATTAGTACAGGAGAAATTATGTCAAACAAATACAGAACAGCGCACGGTAAACAGTTAGACATTGACAAGCTACGTTTGGTCAATGAAAAGACTATTGCTGTTGGTAATATGAAAGTCAACGCCCGAGGAGACCAATTGGGTCAGGGTGGCAAAGTGATTGCTACAAGGAACCAAGTTATGAATCAACAATACAAAATTCAGGGCACTGTTATCAGCGACAATATGCCACAACAAGTAATGGAAAATGTTGCACCCGATGGTGAGAGTTTTGACCCACCAGAGCAAGAAGAATTGATTAAACCAGTCGAACCAAAACTTCGTGGTTCGTTGGCAGACAGCATTGCTAAACAGGCAACTGTTGAACAAAAACCAATGGACAAAGATATGTACAAACCAAAAGGCCCACAGAGGATCTAATGAAAAAAGCAGCATTTGAAGCAAAGAAAATCGAACAAATTCGAGCATTGAACGCTCACGTGTTGGTCACTGATATGTACTTTGGACAACGCAGACTCAGCAGCGGTCTAATTCTGTTGAATGATGACGGTAAGGGTGAGGGCATTCGCCCACGTTGGGCACGAGTATTTGCCATTGGCCCAGATCAGACCGATGTTAAGATTGGGCAATGGGTTCTGGTAGCTCACGGGCGCTGGACCAGAGCCAATGACATTGAAATCAACGGTGAGAAAAAGCAACTGCGCCGTATTGACCCCAACGACATTTTACTGATTAGTGACACTGAACCATCTGATTCAGAAGGTCTTAGTGACGCAGTTAGCATCCACGCAAAATCACTGTAATGGGATATCATAGAGACTATGACGACAACGCCATACTGTATGGCGTTTGGTCAATGCGGGCTGAATTGCTGAACCCCAGAACTGACAGCTATGTTGCTTGGGAAACCAAAACAAGACTGTACCAGCTGAAATGGTTGATTGACGATACACTAGCTAAAAGTGCTACCTTTGCAGGCGAGACCGAATGGCTTGACGCAGAAGAAAAGAAAAGAGTATGGGAAATACTGAATCAGAAGTAAAATGTACAGTATGCCGTCAGTCATACATCCCAGATTGCAATTACCATCAAGGGCGTTGTCCAAATCATCCCAAACGACCTTTCCCAGTATGGTTGCTTTTGCTGGCAGCTCCGTTTATAATTGCTATATGGGTTGTAATGAACCCCAAGAAATTTTGGGAACAAGTTAAGAAAGATTTGGAATTATAATGACTCACGAAGAATACCTTGAGCAGTTAAGAGCTGTGGCACCAAAGACTCCCGAAGAAGCCCGTGCTTTCCTTAAAAGTCTTGGCCTGCTTAAAAAGCGGCGTATACTTGAAAGTCAAGAGCGTGAACAAGTACTAACCATGTTGCGACTGCTAGGTCCCGGTGAGGCGTCAAACAATCAACGTGTTTGGACTAGATCGTGGCGTGTGGGCGACATTGAATACAACCATCACGTGGGCGATGGTTTTGCAGAACTAGAAGAGGTAATAGACGATGATGAGTGACGGTGGAAAAGGATCTAGTCCAAGACCATTTAGTGTGAGTCAAGAGACCTTTGGCAACAACTACGATGCAATTTTTAGAAAGAAAGAGATGACACCACGTGTTCAAGAAGACAAAAAAGAATTCGGTAGCTGCGGTTGTGGGCGCAGTCCTGACGGCAAGTGCTGCGGATGGCACGGTCTCACGGAAGCAGACTATCAAGAGGCTTTGGCAGAATATAACCGACGAAACGGT